AGCTGATCCACTTGCTGCCTCTGCTGTGTTGAGTTGTATTTGAGCGAGGGCCAAGTCTTGCGCGTGTCTATCCGACATTGTAGCAATTTCGTGCGCGAGCTTTGCCTTCTCGTCAGCATCAGGAATGAACTTGTCTAAGAGACCAGTGACCGGCGCTATCAGCTTGTCAATCATTTCTCAGACCCCAGCCAAACGGCTATCGTTCCTGTCATCGCTCCGCTGACCACTGAAATCATTGCAGATTGCTGCGTTGACAAGTCATCCAAGCTCATTCCCCACTCAATCACGCGGATATACATAATGGTCATAACAACCATCATAAAACGTGGCATGAGCTTGTATTGCAAAATCTTTTCAAAGGTATTTGCCATGTTAAACCTCTATGTTTATCTTAGTTCCTTGCGGTCTATCCGCTGTAGTCTTGCGGCCAAACCTATCATAAGTTTCGTTTAGATCAAATCTTTGCTTTGCAAGCGCTTCTAGGTGGCTGTGGTTGGCCCTATGCTCTTTCTCTACCCTTTGCTCTACCAGATGCGTTTCTATGCGCTCACGCGATCTGGTTTGCTGGTGTATGTCCGACTGCACGTTAAACGGTGCGCTGCCTATGCCTGATAGCCCGTCAGCCATTTACCACCACCCAGCGCCTAAGCCTGTCAACCATGTGCCGCCCCCTATAATAGCCGCCAGCATTGCAAATAATAATAGTAGTAGCAGCGTTTCAAAAAAGGCCGCTTTACGCTCTTGCTGCTTATACAGAGTTTCCTCGCGCTCTTTCTTAATCTTACGCCGTAGCTCCACCATTTCGCGCCAAGTGCCATAGCCAAAGCGATTATTTAGCATTTGCTGCAAGTCTTTCTCTTGCTCTGCCAGCTTCTTTTGGTGAATGATTATCTGCAAGGCTTCTTGCTCTACAGATCCAGACGAAAACAGTTTAGTGAAAATAGGCGGGTTCTTACGCTGCTGCTCTGCGCGGCCAAGATCCGCTGCTGCGCCATACCACTTGCCAAGCTGGCCCGCTACATCTTCTAGCTCACGGCCCGCATAAACCATTTTCTTGACAAGATTGTACGCTTGCGTAGCCCCCGCAATAGCTGTGATAGGATCTATCATGTATCTCGCCCCACGATAATGTATCCCAAGCATTTTGCATCAGGATGTATTCTGTATATTTTGGGATAATGATAATAAAATGACGGGCGCGGGCAGCGATACCGGCAAGCCTTATACATGATCCCATGCGGAAACATTCCAAAGGCAATTGATGTGAGGGCGCAAATCATGGCCCGATTATATCACATTTTACTTGACAGCTAAATTCTGAATATCGCGCCGCATTTCCTTTTGATCGTCGCGCATTTCTTTTAAAAGTTCGTGCATCATGTCTGTTTTTTGCTCAAGAAGCTTAATCTGAGATTTACTGGTCAAAAGATTGTTAATTATCCACCATGCTGATGCAGCAAAAGCACCCGCTATGGCTATTAAAAAGCCCATGTAATCTTCAATAAACTTCATTATTCGCGCCCTAATAACCATGAACCATCAGCTTGCTGTAATCACCAGAAAGTAACTTTCCTTTGACATATTCAGAAAATTCTGGAGAACCTAATTTTAATCCACTTTCTTTCAGCCACATTTCCGCAACTACAAAAGGAATTGAAGTAACGTGACGCATATCTGATTTACGGTTATGCCCGTCTATTTGTTTTTCCTTATTAAAATCTAAAATGGCACTGACATCTTGTGAACGGCTTACGATCAGCTTGTCATCTTCTGTTTTATAAGAGGTTTTTAGACTTAGACTATCAGTCATCTTTTTTCTTCTTTGGCTTTTTAGGCTTTTCTTCTGCCCGCATAGCAAACCCTAATGACATCATTAGTTTTGCTTCTTCTGCTGAAACGTCAACGATATCGCCCATTTTTGCGCGTACACCATCAACAAATGGGCCTCTGTCAGTGATAATTTTAATTTTCATATCAACCTTCCATAAGAATAGAGGGGCATTTCTGCCCCCCTACTATGCCTTATTTAGCTTACATCAGCAATAACGCCGTGCGCTTTCTCTGAAGTAACCTGTAAACCCCACTCAGCAGAAATCAAACGGCGCTCTGACAGGCCAGTGCGAGCCAATGGCTTCTGATTAGCAGTTTGCAAGTACGCAATCTCAGCGTAGCTTGGGTCAAGCACGAACACATCACGCGAGCGAATGTGACGGGCTGGAACGATTTGCAACTCACCAAAGTCTGAGATGTAAACATCAATTGCAGCGTTCAGCTTGCTATCTTCTGCTTCTTTGAAGCGCGTAGCGTTACCTGTGAAGGTAGAGATAGTTTGCTTCTGAGCAGATCCGCAAAGGACGATTGAAGGCGTTGCACCCTCATCCCAACAATCAGCGATAATCCCTTTAAGGAGCGCTTCTGTGATTGCTCTTTGAGTACCATCAGTTGCAGCAGCATTTGGATAGCCAGATGTTCCTGATCCTGATGTAGTACCGTCTGCACCGCCAGTGCCGCGTGAAGCATTAGTGGTCAAGAATGCTGGCAAACCAGCAGTAACGCGAGCCGTACCAGACGCCCCTGCATTGCCAGCCACATTTGACAGACACATCTTTTCCATGTCTCGCTTCATTTCAGACAACTTATAGGCGACTTGCTTGGCTACTGTCTGAGCATTAGCAACACCATTAACCGCTTGGTTTGTATCAGAAACCTCTACAACCTTAGCGCTAATATTTGTATAGTTGCCTTTTCGCACTGCGTTTGTTGGTGCAGAGTTAGACAGCCCAACATCACCCTCTATTTGGGTGTTTGTCGCTGCTGCGGCCAAATCTACTTCAGACCATTCAAAGTAAGTATTATCAACGCTGCGCGTTCCAATAGCACTCATAAAAACGGTTTCAGTAGGCGACACTGAGGCTAAGGCTTCAGATAAATCCTCGCGAATTGTTGAAACATCATATGTTTCATTTGTATTTGCAGTAACAGCCATTGCCGTATCCTTTCATTGCAAAAGTTAAGAGAGAAGAAAATTAGCAACATCATCAATGCCGCCTCTTTTCTGCATCTGCGCTCTAGCTTGTTTAGATTTTGTAGCTTTTCCTGCCGTTGCTGCCCGCTTTGCTGCCGGTTTCACTACAGGCCGCGCACCTTCTGCTTTTTTAGTAGCAGCGGTTTTGGTTTGCTGTAGCTCACGCCATTTCAAAGCATCGTTCAAGATCATAACTTCTTCAGCGGTTTTCACAGTAGAAATCTGCTCATTTGTCAGATCATAGTGCTTCTTTGCTTTAGTAGTCATTTCCTTGATAAATACAGTGCGCTTTTCTGGATCAGCAAAATCAGGCATCCATTCCTGCAAACGCATAGCTTGCTGTTCAAGAAACTGATTGTGTTGCTGTTCTTCTTGGGCACGCTGCTGTTGCGCAACATATTGAGCCTTACGGTCAAAATCATTACGCTTATCAACGGCACGGCGATATTCTGCCTCTGCTTCTAAATAGCCTAGAGGGTCACTAGCGCGTAGTTCCTCTGATGGATATTGTGGCATAGGCGGTATTTCACCGCTTTGGATTTGCTGCATCATCTGCGCAAGCATTTGACGCTCTTGGGTCACTTTTTGAGTTACTTCCTCAACTTGCTTTTTGGCTTGCGCCGCTTCAGCCATGCCCTTTTGGATATACTTTTGCCCTGAGTACCCGCGTTTGAGTTCATCTAGGCTTACCTCTTTTTCTTCGCCATCTACTCTGACGCGATAAATAGGTTCCTCTTGAACTTCGCTTTCTTCAGCTTCTTCGTATTCCTCATCAACACTTTCTTCACTGGCATTGATCTCAGTGTCATCCACAAATTCAGCTTCAGCTTCTACCGTTTCGGGCTGACCGTCATCAGTTACCTCTACAGCATCTTCTAAAGCTTCTTGCGGATTTGGGGCTTCCATAATCAAATTTTCGGCAACAGCCCCTAAGTCATTACCGTTGATTGGGTTAGTCGTGTCCACGGTGCTTTCCCTTCTTCTGAAGGAGCTTCACTGCATCCACATCGGCTTGCAGCAAATGCTCAATTGCATTTAAGGCCCGCAGAATTGCGTGTGCCTCCTCGCGGTTGGATACGTCATCCTTACCGCTACTTGCGAAAACACTTTTTTGATGTTCTCGCAAATCTTCTATGGTTTCTCTAAACCAATCATTTTGCAGCAGAGATTGTGAGCGTTTTGCCCTTGTTTCAATATCCACCAGACATTCCCATCATTTGAGCATTATGCTCACGAATAGCATTTTGCTCCTGCTTCACGCCTTCAACGTCAACAGCAGTGCCATATTTGCCAAGGATCTCAGCAACCTTCACGGCTAAATCCTGCACCATTTCATCACGCTGCAAATCATCATCCATGCCAAGTTTGTGCATTTTATACTGCTGATCCATCTGCGCTTTTACCATGTCAACTTGCGCTCTTGTCTGTGCCTTCATTTGCTCTGTTTGCAGGAAGGCCGCATTCGGATCTGGTTGGGGCTGTTGCGCCGCCATTTGTGCTTGCTGCTGTTGCTGCTGCATCATTTGCTGCTCAATTTCTGGAGTCATTGGCATAAAATACCTGTCTGCGTTTCTAATACCACCTAAAGCCAGCATATCTGCCATAGTATTGCGTAGCTGTGTGAGCGTTACAACGCCGTTCTGAGGCCCGTATGTCTGATATAGCTGCTGCTGTATAGCAAATGCCTGTTGCAGCGCTACAGCGCGGTCATTTTCGCGCCCTGTGCCGATCCCGACATTAACAATGAGATCCATTTCTGCATCCCACGCTCTAGGATCTACAGGAACAAAACCACCATTTAAACGCATAAGCTGTTCATCATCAGTGTGCTTGACCATTAACTCCAACATGCGTTGAAACAATTGACGCATACCGCCTTCAGCAAAATTGCGAGCTATAACTTCAGCTTGACCCGTTTGGCCCTCTTGAGATGCAGCAATTGCCGTTGCTGTAGAAGATTTCAAAACGTCTGGATCAAGACCCTGCGCCATTTTGCTAACGCCGGTTTTGTTATCTACCAATTGGTCAAAATACTGCATAGCCGGTAAAGTCTGACCAGCCGTGAAAGGCACTGTCATTTCAGAAACCGCAGCCGGTGATTTAACCCTGATTATTCGTCCAATTTCATTATTTAAGAGATCGTCCACCGCGACCTGACCATCTACAATTTGTAGTGCTGGATTGTTCGTCAACGCCACGTTGTCCAAAACACCCCGCAACATTGCTGTAGCAGCGTCCTGATCGTCCATAACCAAGTCAACAAGAGATGTGCCAAAAAAAGCGTGTGGCTCTGGATCGCATTCAAAGATAGCGTATGGAATGTGATCTGCTTCGTAAAAATTAAGCAGCTTGTAGGAAGATCCAGCGCAAAGGAATTGATACAAAACCGGCACACCCGATCCTTCTATATCAAGTTCCATATATGCCGTTGTTACAGTGATTTTCTTTGATGCCGTAGAGGTGTTCTCATCATCGTCATCTGTAGCGTACCCACGGCGCTCAAATTCTGCCTCATCGTCCATTGTGCTATACTGAGATCCATCAAGATCAGCTAAATCATCCAAGCTAAAACCCATAGCCAAAAGGTCAGAAACACGCATTTCTGTGCTATGACCAACGCAATAGCAATCATCTATAGAACGTGCATTTCTATCTACAAAGAAATCTTCTGGCGGCACACTTTCTATGCATAGATCGCCATGAGGCATTGACCGCGCAATTTTTACATCATGCTCTGGGGTTTCTATTTCCATTCCCATTTCATCTACAGTGATGGTCATGCGGGCTTCATGCTCTAAAACCTCTACGTCATCCTCTTTTACGATAACAGTAAACGCCTCATCAGTCAGATTAGTAAACGTGTGGATCTCTGTTTCCATGTTTTCTTTGTGGTAAACGTAAGCAATCCCCGCCTTCTTCACCATAGCATCTTGGAAAACATCGTTTAGCACACGATACCCATCATGCTGTTGAAACTTGTAGCTTATATATTGCGTAGCCTGTTCTGCTGATTGGACATCTTCTGGCCCACGCGGCACAAACTCAACAGGTTTTTCGCTTGTCAAAAAAATGCGTTGAATAGATGGCTTCATGCCACGCACGACTTCACGGCACTTAGTTGCTACAACTCTTGACCGGCCCTCCTCAAAGCCAATGTCAACTTCCCCATCAAAGTACCGTTGAGCTTTAATTCTTTGAGGCGCTATTTCACCGTCTATGAAATCCACTGCATCTTGAATTGCTTTGGAAACAATGCTTTCAATCTGTACTTCGTCTAATGGTTCTAAGCGCATGTTGTTTCCTTTATTGTGTCGCAGCTTGCCCAGATAAATAAGCGGTCAATGCTGCCCGCATTCTTTGTTGCGCTGCCGGTGACATATTTCTGCTTTGGATAATACTTTGATAAAGATTATCTATATTTCTTTTTTGCAACTGAGAACCTACTACTCTGCCTGTTGCGCCAACGCCCGCAACCGTTCCCGCAACGCCAAGAGCGGTTAAAGGATCTCTTGTCAACATTCCAGCAACGCCAGCCGGTGCTATTGAGGCTATAGCTGAAACTGACCCCGTAGGCGCAAATTTACCGATAAATCTTGCTATATTTTCTGCTGAACCGCCCTCAACGATTTGTGCAATTTGGTCTTTTTCAGTTTGCGTCCATCCAGCTTCTTTGCCTTGAATAATACGTCTATAAAGCGGTCTAAATTCCGTTCGCACCGCATTTTCTAAATCTAAATTGTTAGAAGTCGCTCTGGATTTTGCTAAAGATAACAATTCCTCAATTTGATCTGCCTTCATTGCCCTTGAATATAAAGCATTAGCAACTTGTATCTCAGGCGCAAGTTCAGAAGTATTTGCATCAAATGTTCGCAGTACATTTCTCAAAGCATTTTTTTCTTCACCTTTGGCGTCATTCATTCTACCAGATATTGCCCTTCTTGTAGTTTGAATGCTTGCGGCGGTCATACCCTTTTCAGCAAACCCCTCAAGAATTGAAACAACCATACGCAATTTTGTATAATCTGGGGCAACCCTAACTTTATTACTTCCCCGAACAGGAGTTAAATATCCTTGTTGATCTAATAGGCTAAAAACATCGCTGTAAATTTTATCTGTTACCGCCGGTTGCGCAGACAATCCTTCAGCTTTTTGTAATTCATACAACCTTCCAGCTTGTTTTTTTAAATCAACAGCAGACAATGGGCCTTTAGGTGCTTTTGTTAAAATTTTATCTGCTGTTTGCGCAACTTTCCCGCCGCCAACAGCACCTAAAATTTCTGCGATCATTTCAGCCGTTGGATTGTCTGGGAACAATTCTTCTATACCAGCGCCAGCCGCGCCGCCGCCAAAACTTGTTGCAGCTTCAGTAGCCGCAAATGCTGTCGGAGCTTTAGCTGCTTCTGCTCGCACAGACGCCAAAGCGTTTTTTGCACCTTGATAAATAGAAGGCGCTGCCGTTAATGCCGCTTTTGGCCCAGCTAAAGCTATTGTCGCAGCAGCCGGTATAGTCTCTCCAATTGCTTCAGTGCCGCCTCTTACAATTCGTTGACTTCTTGTTTGCGGCTCCACATCTGAAATTGCCTGATCTGCGCTTAATGCTTGAAATAAATCTCGTAAACTTTCAGAACCGCCAACAGGCTTTTCACCAATTGGCACTCCAATTTTTTGCAAACCAGATGCCGCTATGTCTACTGGCGCACCAAATCCACTTGCTAAACCCTCATATATTCCAGATAAAGATTGCTCAACTATGTCAGTTTTTTCACCAGATGGAGTAGAAGTCTTTTGACGGTTGTTTAATTCACGCTCAAACATCAAAGCATTTGCAAAATCTTTTGCAGTCAGCGCTTTATTCATTGCACCTTCAATTTCTTCATTTGAAAATTTACTGAGATCCATTTTAATTCCTTGGCAAATAATCAGATGGATTTGCCTGTGAAGCAAATGGATCTGGACGGCTTAACAATTGTTGAAACGCTGCATTTTTATCAATTTCACCAGAACGATATTGCTGTACGATCTGCGCACCTAAAGCATCATATTGAGCAATACCACGCAAGGTTTCTAAAATAATTTCATTTCCTCGCGGTTGATTGATTAAACGCGGCAACGATTGTTTAAACAAATCTAAATCCGCATCTGACATAGGCCCAGAACCCGCTGGCCTCTGCTGCGGCACTAAGGAATTGATTAAGGCAGCAGCAGCTTGCAAATCATCTAAGCCTTCAGTTTCTATTCCAAAATTACCCGCTGCAAACTTTAGTGCAGCCATACTGCCCGTTTCTGTTTCACCTAAAAGTTGCTCTAACCTGTTAATATTTGACATGTTTCTTTGCGCATTTGCACCGACGCTAAATGCCTCAGACAAAGTTTTTGCATCTAACTTTGCAAACTCGTCAACGCCTTTGTCAGAAATAATTGTTGTTTGACTGCTATCAGCAAACTTTAAAGCTTCTTCTTGCGTCATTCCTAACTGATTGACCGCATATTCATAAGCTTGCACTTTGCTTGGCTTCTTAACCTTACCAGCCGCCATCATTGCCCTAGCATTTGCAGCAGCTTCAGTCTGGCGCAATCTTTCGTTAGCTTGCATTTCAGTAAGATACCCTGAGAAGCCTTGAGAAGCGTCCAGAGCGCGTGACTGCACTGCCTCTAAATACCGTTGAGCCACCTTATCACCCGCCTCTGCGCGTTTCTGTAGCTCTGCTACGGTGCGGTTGCGAGCCTGACCCTGCATTCGTTGCTGGCCTCTCGCCATCATCTCTGCGCGATAATTAGCAGATTGCGGGTTCATCGGATTAAGAACAGATGCAGCCATTCCAAGCTTATTCATAAAGTTTAAGCCGGTTTCCTCATCTGGCTTTCTCATACGGCTAAATAACCCTAAAAGCCCGCCTTGGTTTGGATCCATCGTCATCTAATAATCTCCTAAGCGAAAGCCCCAGCAGCTTGAAAATAATCAAGAAATCCGGGCCGGTAGCCTTGCTGCTGACCCTGCAAATTAGGCACACCAGAAATAGAACCTAAGAAAGTAGCTAAACCCTGCTGTGGAGCGCCAGTATATCCCGCATATTGCTGCTTCCCTGCGTTAATAAGATCCTGCATCATCTGCTGCTGCATCGCACCCTGCATCATTTGCTGGTTTTGTATGCTTTGACCATATCCAAACGATTGCTGGCCTAAACCAGCCATTTGCTGCGCAGCGCCTAGATTTTGCTGATTGGCTTGCAAACCGGCTTGCTGATTTAATTGTTGAGCAGTCATGCCTTGTTGCGCACCAAATTGAGCCGCTTGATTAGCTGCCATTTGATTTGCTGCATTTACAGATTGCTGTTGCCCCACATCAAACTGAGAAGCACCTAAAGCAGTATTAAACCCTTGTGATCTTAATCTAGCTGTTTGATCTAATGCTTGTTGCGCAAAATTCTTATTAGTTTCTGCCTCAACTAATCCATGCCTTGACCCACCAAAAGCGTTTGCAGATGTTGCTTGCGCTCCTGCCGTATTCATGGCTTGCTGGCGCGCACCCTCTACATCCCGCAAAGACGCTTGCACAACTTGATTTTCATATGGGTTTTGATAATTAGCCATTCCAGACGCAGCCGTTGCTGGCCCCCGCTGCATTGACGCACCATATCCTAAACCTTGCACTTGCTGCGGCCTGTAGCCCATTTGCGCCTGTGTTCCAGCCAATGCTGTTTTTTGTGCGTTAGCCGCTTGCGTGTATGGATCATTTGCAATTGGCGCTTGCATTACCTGACCAAACTGAGGAATTGCTTGGTTTGGTGGCCCCATCTGGCTAAACGTTGGCCCACCACGCCGATCTAAATTCATAGACGGTTGCGCCACTTGCGACATTGAAGGATTTGCTGAACCGCCCATTTTATTTACCTCCGCTTCTGCCGCCGCCTTGCATCTGTAATGCAACAGGCTGATTTGATGGTGCGCGACTTCCCATTTCCCCCGTAACAGGATCTATTGAAAAGCTATTTAAATAATCATATTGCGCTGGTCTGTTTTCTTGCAATTGCTGTTGAGCTTGCTCAAATATTGGCGCTGAAGAATAACCAGAAACACCGCCCGCAAATTGGGTTGGTTCTGGTAAATAAGATTGCTGCTGACCATCTGGCCCTGCGCCGGTAGGCATCCCAAAAGCGCTTGCCATTTGATTAGTGCCTTCAAAAGAAGCTTGCTGCATCGGACTGAAAGCTGCAACATCAGGCCCGTAGTAAGGAACATAACCCGTTGACGCGACATCTTTGCCCATCCCAATGCCTTGCTGATACGCTGTTTCTAAAAAGGCTGGCACTGTAGCCTTTGTTGTAGATGATCCACCACCACCAGACATTTTTATATCTCCTTAATAAAACTTGCATACAGCATTTTCCAATCTAACGGCGCTAAAGGTTTTTTCCACCCAATGCGCCCCGCCATGATTGCTGCCGTGCAATTTTGCTCTTTGGCCCAAGCCTTAACGTCTGTATCCATGTCTAGTATTTGATCCAATTCGCCACCAGCCAAAAAGATGTTTAAAACTCTCTTTCTAGGATATACCACAATTTCAGTAACAATACACCCCTTGGGCGCGGGCCATAGCTGCATACGCCCTTCCATGATGCCTTTTTCAATATCTTCCCATTCGTGAGTGCCGCCACAATAAGTAAGCGCATCTTCTATCCACTGCCTACAACGCTGTAGCTGATTTATTGGGGTTAGATCATTCATGGTTTCGTGTAATTGATAATGTTGTTGCAGGAGAGGAAGGAGAAAAAGAAGTAGCTGCTGTTGTGTTTAAATGACCATTAGTATCTGTCACCGCCCATTTAACTTCTAAATAATCATCCGCATTCAAATCAAAAATCGCTGTCCTTGAAACAACTAAAGTAGCATTGTTTTGATGCAACGAATTAACCATCGTTGCCCCAGCTACGTTTACACCGTTGATTGCGGGCCAAAAATAAAAAGTAACTGTACTTGACGAAGTTGAAGCTATTTCTGCGCTAAAACTAATGACATACTCACCAGCTTCATCAAAAACAATTCTTTCTGGATTACTGCCATCACGATTAATTCTGCTAAAATTAGATGGTGCATCATATGTGATAGAGTAAGCCGTATTCGCTGATGCGGCAGTAACATCGGTTGACCTAATAAATGTGGCATGACCGCCACGCATAACAATTTGCCTAAATTCATTGTTATAAGAAACAACAGGAAAACCGCTTGCATCATCCCATAAAATAACGCCGTTTTCTGAGGGATTATCGTCAGATGTTTTAAATCCTAATTTTGCTAAATTTCTTTGCAAATAAGATGTTAGCTGCCTTCCCCATTCAGCCAAATCTACACCTATCGGTGGCAGCAATGGACTAG